ATATCTTTTCATAAGTTACCTCACTTAATTAAGCATTCCGGAGCAATTCTAATACATGTACTTGCATTAGACGGCTCATTGAATCTAGCAAACGAAATATAATTGAAGAACTCCGGGTCATGTATCCACTTGATAACTGGATTTGAAGGCGAGCCAGCATCAAAGTAGACTATTCTCTCGTCACAGCCCTGGATGACATTGACAATCTCCATTACCGTAGGCTTCATGTTGAAATCTCTGTTTGCCGGAGCAAAGTAGAGTGCCAGTGCCTCTTTTGCCTTAGCAATAATCATATCGCCGACATCCTTACTTACAGGTCTGTTGGTATAAATCTGACCTACTACATAGAAATCAAGAACTCGACAGTCTCCGAACTGGATATCTACTGACATAGCCTGCAAAGGCTTGAAGTCACGGATTATATTATCGATAAACATCTGCGGAGGTCTATACTTGATAAAGCTTGCAGTATTGGATATCTGAGCCGGGAGTATTGTACCTCCGCCCCACTCATCATCCTTGAAATCATTATGAATAGCAAAGCACATTGCCGTATATCTCTTGAAGTTAGGTGAGAATACGTTCTTCTGAGGATTCGAAGGGTCAAAATCTAACCCTAAGACCTTGGCCCAATCATAAGAAGATGAAGATGAGCCTGCCGGGAAGTCGTTATTAGTAATATACATCTTAGACTTCTGAGATGCTGACAAGTTCTCATCATTATAGATAGCCATGTTAATCTCAAGTGCCTTTTGACAGTCAATTACTACACCGCAGTCTACACCAGCCTCTCGTCTGAGGAATCTCGTGTAATCCGGAAGTGTTACGAGGCTGTCCCAAGTATTGATGTAATTACGACTGTTACGATAAGCCTCTTTTGCAGTCTCCGGGGATTTACCTGTGACTGTATATGTGTGAGGGAACTCTACCGTATTAGACAGATTAGTGACCTGAATCTCACCAGCTTCATAGCTTGTACCTTCTGTCTGAGGCTTTGCAAACAGCAGGTTACCGAGAACATCTTGACCTACACAACCGATTACTCCTGAACAGTCAATCCAGAAGATTGTGAGGTAATAGCCCTCATAGTTAGCCAGCTGGTTAAGATAGTTCGAAATTGTAACCTGAGCATTCGAATAGTTATCGTAAGTAACAGCATAACGAGGCTCTGGAGTATCAAATTGAGCTACGCTGGCAACCTGAACCCACTGGGTCTTATCAAATGTAGTAGAAGCCAAGGAAGTCCTGCCCTTAACCCAGATTGCAGTTGTGTCTACGTGCTGAGAGGGTAATGTAATGACATAGTTGTTCTTCTTTACGTTATCAACTGAAACGGAATAACTCCTCAAGTCGCCCTCAATAGCAACACGGGTTACAGATTTACCGGACTCAAGAGTTACGGCATCAGTATCAGCAAATACATCAACATAATCAGACAATACGCTTCTTCTGCTTCTGCTGCTGGTATCACCATAACCGCTTGTCATAGGAAGAATATTATAATTTATAACCCTCTCGGTATTGGTGATATCTATAGTAGCGGTCAGTGTAGAGAAATTAGCTCCGTTGAATCCGAAGTCAATTACCATTGTATCTGAAGTATTGTTGGTAAATGTAACCTCAGTCCTGGCTGCTGTATAGAAGCCTAAATCATATCCGATAAGGCCGAAAATCTTTTCAGCGTCTTTTCTTTGAACTACTGAGGGTGCAAAGACTTCATTTGCAAGATAATCGAGATTTACTCCGAGCATATCTGCAGCCGAAGCAAGAATCTTGCCCAAAACAACACCGGGGTCTGCATCAGCCTCCGGCTTCCATAAATCTGTAAGTGTAGGGACCAGCTCCCAGAAATCCTTCATTAAAGAGTCATAGTCTCTATCGCTATAAGATATCAGTCCACGGTTTGATTCTGACATTTATATTCTCCTAAAATAGTACTATTAATAAATAAGGTTAATCCTCTGAATTCAGCTCGACCTTAGCCTCTTCCTTGAATACTGTCTGAAGAGCTACTGTCAGTGCCAGGTGGTTGGCATCAAGAGCGGTATTGTAGGTCGGGTTCTCCGAGAACATCAGGCCATCGGTATACTGAGTCTTCTCAGGATATACGCAAGGCTCGTGAAGTCTTAACTGTTCTGTAATTCTGTCCTTTACCAAACCTCTTTCGGCTTCATTGTTATACTTCCACATGTGTCTTTGCAGACCTACTCCGAAATCGGGATTGTTATAGAGTTCCGTAGGTTCAGTAAGGATAAGAAGGCGTGTTCTATTTGCTACTGAAGCACAGTCTTCAATAGTACTGACCTGGTTAGCAGCAATATTAAACATATTTGGAAACGCTAATGAAGTTGTTTCTGACATATTAGCCTCCTAATTAATAGCCAATCTTACGCTTGACGGTTGCTTTGCTATTCTGCAATACTTCGATAATCTCCTCTGTAGTATATCCCTCCAGCGGAGTTATAAGTGATATATTCAAGCTGGCCTTGTAAGTTCTCTCGATATCTACCTTATCAAGAGTTACATCATATTTGCCATCAACTGCGACCGCTGGAGCAATATGATAAGTATAATCATTGCCGGAGCATTCAAGAATCTGAATGTAATATTCATCCAGCACAGTTTGACATGCAGATGAATCATCTCTAACCTTTATCCAAAAGTCTTTACCTGCAAGCTTATTAAAATTCAAAGGCCTTGTATCTGCAAGTACTCTCATAAGTTTCTTATCTCCTCCCGCAACTCCTCTGTAGACCTTGCATCTATTGGGTCTACTACGGATATTCTACTATACGGTATCTCTTCTGTCTGTGACATGGCATCATCGATGAATGCTTCTGCATAGAAGTATGGGTTCAAATAACTTAATAAAACTACCTTGTCATCACTTGAAAATGCTTTTGGCATAACCCAGTAAAATCCGAACTGTTCTCTCACTCCGACGGGAATAAGACATTTAACCCATAAGTCCTTGCCAATAATTGACTTCAAGAACTTCAGGGTTTTATCTGGATTAGCATTATATGCATATATCTTCATATCTTACTCCTCATCAATTCCAAGTAATTCATCGGTAGTTACAACGTCTATAGGTTTAACCATGTGAATATCCCCATATGAATTAGACTCGTTGACAAATGTGAAGCTGTGAAGGATTAGATTACCACTATCTAAATCTCTAAGTATCTCAGCTGCCTCAGTATCTCCATAATAATAATCTATATCACTGTTAGACATGGGAAATCCTACCCCGGTATACCTGTCAGGTAAACCGTAACTAGCGGGCTCAAATTTTATGCTCTTAATCTTCACCCAAAAGGGCTCTCCCGCCCTAAACTTACTGAAATCGAAATCGTAGTCAGATACAACCCTGACCCACAGGTCTTTACCTGCAAATGGGATAAATTCATTCCCGTACCTCGATTTAGCAGCATAAATCTTCATGAATGAATTGCACCCCCTATAATCTCTAAGAGTTCTTCAGTAGTCATAGCATCTGTAGGTATGATTAAAGTATAATGGGATTTGAACCAGTCAAGTCCACGCTCCACTACACTTGAAGTCTTATAAAACTTAGCTGCGTCCATATAACCTATATCATTCCAGGTGTACTTCTCAGATTCTTTAAGACACAAGTCTATCAGATGTGTTGAGCATTCACTGTAGGACACAAAATCCATATCAAGGTCATCCCATGGGCTCGGATAAATAGACCGTATCTTAACATAGCTTTCCTGGTCATACTGAGGATTATAAACTCGTACCCATAGGTCCATTCCAGCGTACTTCTCTACCCAGTCGGAGGATGTTTCTTGTGAAGCGTATATCTTCATTAATTACCTCCCCAGAACTGTCAGTGGTTCAACAGCTTCTACTTCTTCCGCAGGAGTAGTCTGAAGATTATATTCATAGTTGTCCCATATACGCATAAGGAATTTGTAGTCAGATTCTATATTAGATGTAGCTCCACTGGTATTAATTTCATAACCTCCGGGAATCTTAGATAAGAACCTGACCCAGAATGTTACAGAAGACCAATGTGGGACTCTCTTATGCTTACTACTCATTAAGAATCGGCAAAGAACCCAAATGTCTTTGCCTACATACTTGTCTAATCCTGTATCTGTTGTACAGTATATCTTCACGCTCTGATTCTCCTACGCCTACGAATTCTGGTATTGGCAAAAGCCTCCTTACTACGAGGCTTAATATGGAAAGCACGCATTACGCTCAATCCTCTACCTTCAAAGTACTCCTGGAGTAACTCTCTGAGAGCTTCATCAGTATTAGGATTCTTGTAAACCCCTGCTCTGAGGATATCATCCTCTTCTTCCACGAGCTCATCTAATACGTCCGGAGGTGTGCTAGGGTTGTATGCAATCATACGCTTAACGCTAAGATTAGGACTTGCTGCAAGCTCCCTCAAACGACTTGGTGAAGTCTTAGGGTTGCTTTCTACGAATATATCCTCTGCACCGGCTTTTACATATATCTTCATTTAAGCACCTCAATAACTACGATTAAGTACTGGAGCCATCTCTTCGCCAGTAAGCATAGTAAGTGGTTGAGGGAAGCTAAATCCACCTACACGAAGTTCTTCAGTCCTAATCCAGAAACTACGACTGCCTTCCAAAGGATTATCCCAAGAATCTCCGTAGGTGTGTATCGACTTTACCCTACACTTCTTACCAGTGCTATTAAGTGAAAGGAATTTAACCCACAGCCTGT